TTAATTTTAATTTTAATTTTAATTAAATGACCGTTAAACGTATTTAAAAATTAGGATGGTTTAATATTTATAAATAAAACCATTTATCGTATTAACTATGGGTATCAAACAACTCAATAAAATTCTGAAAAGGGTAGCGCCAGAGTGTATGAAGGAGTGTAATATACACGATTATAAATATTCAAAGATAGCTATAGACAGTTCTATCCTTATTTATAAATATAGATATGCCTCGAAGGATTCGGAGGATTCCCACATCCACGGGTTTATCCAAAAAGCGTGCTTCTACCTCAAGAGGGGAATTCTTCCAGTGTTTGTGTTTGATGGAACTCCACCCGGAGCAAAGAAGGGAACTCTGGATAAACGATGTAGTCAAAAATCAAAAATAGAGAAAAGAATCCAAGCTTTGGTTCAAAAGAGAGAGCTTAGTACTGTCACAGACACATCCGATATAGAAAACGAGATAGCCAAATTGGGTAAACAAGTAACGTATGTCACTAAGACACATAGACGTGAATGTAAATATATTCTAAAGTTGCTCGGAATACCGTTCGTAGAAGCTAACGGAGAGGCTGAGACTACGTGTGCCGAATTACAGAAAAGGGGTATAGTAGATTACACCTTTACAGAGGATACTGACGCACTGACTTTCGGAGCACCAAAGGTTCTTAAATGTGCTAAAAAGTTAGAACGTGTCATAGAAATTGATTTGTCTGTTATTTTAGACAAAATGGAACTAACCATGGATTCATTTATAGATTTCTGTATTCTGTGCGGATGCGACTATTGTCCTACTATCCCTAAGATAGGACCAGTTACTGCATTGTCCCTTATCAAGAAACATGGCAGTATTGAAACTATATTAGGTGGTTTAGACCCCAAATACACTATCCCTGATAATTTTGATTACGAAACTGCAAGGATGTTATTTAAACACGATCCTATAAAGGATGATATATACGACATTAGTATTAAGGATATTCAGTATGACGGTCTTACTAAATTCATCACAGACGAGAAAGGATTATCCGAGCAGGTATTGGAGAATATAATTAGGAGGTACAAAAAATCAATCGCGGACTACAATAAAGTGATGGTTGGGAACAAGGCGACATCCCAACCTAGCATACTTTCATTTTTTAATCCGAATCCGAATCCGAATCAGACTCTAAAAACATAAAATTCTTAACGTTGTTGCTGTCAAGCATAATACATGGGTTTCCGAAATCTAACTTAATTTTTTTAATGACCTTAGGTGGTTTATGGTATTTTTCATATTCAGGGTGTGTCTTAATATCCTGTGTTCGCCAATATTCAATTGTTTTCCAAAAAGCATCCAATATAGGGACATTCTTATCAAACCAATCACGGTCTCTCTGGATCCTAACAATGTTAAGCTGCATAGGTTTTTTGTTACCTAAATGATTTTCTGGGATGAACTCGATAAAATCAGCTTTCTCTATATTAAGTATGGCCATATTCAATTGGACCTGTGGTAGATAATAATCCGGACATTTACCATGTATAATTCTACGACGGTAGGGACACTTAACTTCCAACACAACAAGATCCTCCAATTCTCTCAAATCTTCCGCTATACCATCTGTAGAACCAGCCATCCAGTATACACCGTCTGGGTACTTACTAATTGCATGTTCGTCATTACCTCTTTCAACGGAGTCGTAGTCCAATAGACCAAAATCATGATTAACTTTACCAATAGCCTTTGAGTAATATTCTATCGCCGTATCTTCGTATTTCTGTCCGTGTAGAGTAGCTACGTTACCCTCAAACGGCTTACCTGCTCCACATTTCTTAAACAACAATTCTACCGGTTTTTGGTAAGGGTTAACCCCCAGAGCGGTAGCCGCATCTGAACTAGTTAGTTTGTTCTTTCTCTGTGCAAACCACTCGTCAGATCTCTGTTCGTGTTGAGGTATATTCCTCAAAAAATCTAACTTTTGTTTAGGGTCCATCTTTCTTTTAGATTAAAGGGTTGTATTTTCTTAAGTAACTTTATCGTAGTAGATAGAAATTTTAAACACAATCCGTTAGTGTGGTTTATTATTGTAACATTCTATGATTATGGACCTATTGATCTTGTTCTTAAAATTTTCATCATTCTCGTACGTATGACTTAAATCGTAGATTTTGTCGGTCTCGCAACCGTCCAATACATCCCGTACATTATCTATCATCGTATTCACGATTGCGTCCTGATCTCCGATATTCCATTTATTATCTTTAAAATATTTAATCAATTTATCTTTCATGTTAGTTTTGTGGACAGAGTGGTTTTCTGGGTGATTTGGATTAAAATAGAGCTTTCTGGTCATTTTCAACATACTAGTTTCCAATGTTTTTAAACATTTCTTTATATCTGTATCCGTGATATAACCTACATTAGGGGTATCATACGAGTTAATATTGATAGTTATATTGTTGTTATCTTTGGTATTAGTTACAGTAGTTCTCTTGCATAACCCCCGAATTATGATATCGTTGGTATTGTTATTTCTCAGTATGATACTTCTGTAATCATGTGGATTAATCCCAGACAATATAGGATCACATAATGTATTTTTTTTTAGATGTCTAGTAATGTCACCTTTCCTCTTTGTTGTGTATCCGCATCTGGGACAGTCATACCTAACCATCTGTCTGTTTATCTGTTATGATACAGCCAATCTTTAAATAATATTATATCGGACGACGAAAACAAAAACAGAAGTTTTGTTTATCTGAAACTGAAAAATAGTAGTACATTAATCACAGAAGCCAGGAATACATCAGTCGAGTAATGCATCCTTGTCCCGATTATCACCACGAACCCTATTATATTATAAACAACCAACAATAGTTGGGGTAAAACAGAGCCCCCCAAACAGTAATAACACAGGAAAAGACTGGACATAACCATCATACTGGTGTGACCCGAAAAGATCAAATCATTACACCCTTCCTGGTATAATAGGTTCAACATCCCTCTTAACATAGTCTTTGGTTCGTGTTCCCATTCACACTCGCATTCAGTGGACGGGGATGGTAAAACGGTTATACTGAATGATATCGCCCTGAGCAAGTATATTATGGCAACCATAAATATGAAATCAAATCCGTGTTTACCCTTATCCATAAGAATAAACAGGGTCATAGGTATGATAGGCATCCAATCAGAGTATTCATGCCAATCCCTCATACGCTCCGGTAAAGCCTGGTGGTAGAGGTCAGGCAAAGGCTTGTTTAATTTTTCATTCCTTGCCACGTCAGTTACGTACCTTAAACTTAACTGTGTGAATACAAACACGCAGACTAACAAGACAATTATCGATATATTTTTTAAACACCCCTCGCCACCAGTTTCTATCATCGGTGATGGTATGGTCTCGAATTTCCCCGAATGAAGATATTCACCCATTATAACCAAAAACAATTTTATATTTCCTTTATTTTAAACGTCGCCTGGTATATAACAAGTGGTTTAAGAATTAGGGGTAACTTGTAGTTAGATAACTATGGATTGTATAGGGAAATTAAGTTACAAAGGGTATTCCATCCCATTTAACACCGAACACCACAATCTAATAAAAAATGACCTTATGGTTAAGCCATTCGTTCTGCCGGACTACGACTTTAATGTAAAGAAGTTCCCAGTTTATAGGAAATCAGAGAAATGTTTATACCTTCCAAAATTCTACGGTCTGGAGAAGTATGGACCACCCAGTGGTACACCCAATGAGAGGATGGGGGATGATATAGACTTAAAATTTAAGGGAGAATTAAAGAACTTACAGAAACCGGTGATAAAAAAAGTACTCGAAAACCTGGAAAGAAGTGACTCTACCGTTTTATCACTCAGTACCGGATTGGGGAAATGCTTAGCGAAGGATACGGGTGTAATCATGTATGACGGATCAGTTGTTAAGGTACAAGACATTACGGTGGGTGATAGTATTATGGGGGACGATAGCACACCCAGATGTGTATTAAGTATAGCACACGGAGAGGAATGTATGTATGAGATACATCAAACCAAACGATACTCCCAATCAGAAACAAAGGAAGAGTGTAGACAATTCAGTTCGGAAAGTTACACAGTTAACGCAAGTCATATACTATCCCTCAAGAACCCCCAAACTGGTGAAGTCATAGACGTTGGTGTAAAGGAATACCTTAATTCCCCAGAAACTTACAGGCAATACTTGGGCTACAGGGTCCCATTGGATTTCGCAACAAATGACGAACTGCCTATGGATCCATACATAGCAGGGGGTTGGTTGACCGAGAAACACACAGATGGAGAAGTTAGACGAATCCCAGATATGTATAAATGTAATAGCAAAGACAACAGACTGATGTTACTTGGAGGGATTATGGATTCAAAAAATTGCTTGATGGACTTGGGTTCTGGTAAATGTGTGGCGACACTAGAAACAGAGTTACTTGCGAAAGACGTTAGGTATTTGTGCAGGTCCCTCGGGTTCGAATGTTATGTGGTAGAAACCAATCATATGGAGAAATCCGGAATCTATTACGAAGTAACATTTTGGGGTGAAATAGAGGAAATCCCGTTGACATACGAATTCAAGATAACCCCGAAAGGGGTAGGTGAATATTACGGCTTCGAGATAGACGGGAACAGGAGGTTCGTCCTAGAATCATTCGACGTTACCCATAATACGGTTATTGGGTTATATACAATCACTATGATTAAGAAGAAGACGTTAATTATAGTTCACAAAGAATTCCTCCTCAATCAATGGAAGGAGAGAATCAAGCAATTCTTGCCCGATGCCAGAGTAGGGGTTATCAAACAGAAGACTATAGATATAGAAGACAAGGATATAGTTATCGCGATGTTACAGTCCATAACGGTCCGAAAGGAAAATTATCCCAAGGAAACATTTGATTCGTTCGGGTATACGCTGATAGACGAATGTCACCGCATATGTTCCCGTACATTCAGCAAGGCGTTATTCCAGGTGGCAACAAAGAAGAGTCTTGGATTGTCCGCTACACCAGATAGGAAGGACGGACTCACGAAGGTCCTGAAGTGGTTCCTTGGTGACATAACGATCATAGAATCCGGTAACGTAGAATTAAAACCAGACGTTAAATTGGTGAAGGCCAACTATGACACAGATAATCCACCAACTCCAAAGTACAACGTCGCTGGGAAGGTCAACCTCCCTAATTTGGTTACACAAATTAGTTTAGACCCAGTAAGAGACAATCAGATATTACGGGAAATTAGAGAATGTAACTCTGACAACAGACGTATCTTAGTTCTTACCGAAAGGAGGAAGCAGTGTGAGAACCTACTAAAGTTATTGCCACAGGAGATCTCGGGAGGGTTATATGTAGGTGGTATGAAGAATGAATTGTTGGAAATTAGTAACACGAAGGATGTTATATTCGCGACATATGCCATGGCACAGGAGGGGTACGATAATAGTTGCCTCGACACCCTCATATTCGCCACAGGGAGGAGCGATATAGTCCAGGCGTGTGGGAGGATAATCAGGAAGAAGAACACAAACAAACCCTTGATTATAGATTTTCAGGATAACCTCGAATGTATGGCAGGTCAGGCCAAGAAGAGGGAACGGTATTACAGGAAGAAGGGTTATGTTGTTAACGGAGGGAACAACAATACACGGAAAGATAAAAAGAGGTTTATGTTTGCAGAAGATTGATTTCTTCGTTTCGGATTTTTCAGAAAGAGAGTTACTTAAAATAAAATATTTGTAAATACTAGTTATGGTGCAATTAAGGCCACCGGTGTGTGATAAAACGGATAATTATGAGTTTTGTTTGCTAGTCGTAAGGGATGTATTTGAGCTCAGAAATCAACTAATCTTTGCAAAACGACAAAAGGAGAGAATAGATAGAAAAATCCAGAAGTTAGAGGGATGGGTGGATAATGATATTGGTATCGATAGGAATAATTATAGAATACCGGGGACCTCCTCCTCGTGGGATACACTCACCGAGTTGGTTAAGATTAAGAAAGGTATGGATTCGTTGAGGAAAGGTATTTTCGACACTATAGAAATAAAAAATAATGTATTAGCGTCTGCCTTATTAGATGAAGGGGTCGGTGATAGATTAAGAAGTGAGTCCCCCGGGGAACCAATTTCGGACTTCCTCTCATTTGGGGAAAAAACTACCAATAAGAAGAATATTCTAGGAAAAGCTATAGCAGATTCTATCATGAATTCAATATCGCGTATTACCAGGAAGACAAAGTTAGCAAATAGACAATACAAATACGATATAGAAAATTTAGTAAATGCACAGGAATTGTCGGACATAACATACAATACCCAACAAGATAGTATAAGAGACCAAATTGAGTTGTTTGAATCGCTACAACGAAGGAATATCAATAATCTAGGAGAAGAAGTAAGTAGGAATATGGATAAATGGAGTAAAATGCTAACACCAGAAAGTTTGGGAAAATTGATAGAATACACTAATCTTAATTCAGAATATCTTACTCTTATGAACGAGTTAGAGAGCAACAACCCCACCAGTTCTAACCTGACAAAGTTGGTAACAACGGTTAGTCGAAATGGTAATCTAGATAAATTCAGGGAAAGAGAGGTAAGTAATACAAAAGATGAAATAGAAAATCTCAACAAACAAAAAAAGGAATGGAGTATATATCAAAATTCTATAGCAAAATTAGTACCTAATATGTTTTCGGAAGACGAAGATACGGTAAGAAAAACTATGACAGATATGTTAACAGAATTACCTAAAATCAAACCTACTTTATACTACGAAGATGCAAAGGTGGTATCAGCCAGACAAAATGATATAGATGCTATATCAGAACTCAGGGAGAAAATGAAAAAACTTTACGAGGATGGTGAACGTACCAAAGAAGAATACGATAATTTTATGAAAGCGTCGGAAGCCTCTATTTTGAATTTAACAAAAGGTTCGTCTAGGATTATGAAGTCTCAACCCCCCGTTAACACAGAAGATACACTAATTGATGATTTTTTTAAAAAAGGAACTTACTTGGATAAGAAAACAAGGGAGATAGTATTACAGGAGTATAACCCCAAGAATGGCTACCAGAAATACTTTATCAGAAATAAATAAAAATAGATTAAGAGAATTACAAAATATTTATAATTCATTGGTTGCTAAAAACGGAGTACAACTTGAAATATTATCTGATGATGAAAAAAAAAGCTTAGGAGAAATCAGCACTGGTGAGTCCACGCTCAAACAAGCAAAGCAAATGTTAACAGATTTTGGTATGAGTCACCTAATTCTTGACCTCGATCCAACAACAACATCATCCTTTGGGAAGCGTATAAATAATTTAAAGATTAGGCGATCTAAAAAACAAAGGAAGAAAAATGGAAATAGTAAGGTCAAAAAAAAGAAAAGTCAAAAAAGAAGATCGAAAAAGAGACCAAGACGAAGATCGAAAAAGAAAATTAGATAATAAGACGGTCATATTAGACTCTATCATAGTTAAAGCCAATGATGTTTATTCGCATCTGGGATCTGGTCACACCGAATCAGTATACCATCGTGCTATGGAGGCAGAATTGAGGGAATCGGGTACAAAATATGAATCGGAGGTCATAACACCCATCATGTATAAATCGTATTACGTAGGGTATGGTAGAGCGGATATAGTCATAAACAGATTAGATCCCGACCCAGATAAGACAATCGTTGTGGAATTGAAGGCCCTTTCTGTGTGTGTATTCAAGCAAAACGAAATTGCTAGATTGAGAACGTATATGAAGTCTCTTGGTATTAAGACGGGGCTTATGGTAAATTTTCCACAATCTCCTTCTTCGTCCAAGTGTGTGTTCCATTATATAACAGAATAGGTTTCGTTTAAATTTATCATTTTTTATATACATTCTAGATAATAATGAGCACAAACCAGATCGCAGGAAGTTTCGTAGCACTTAGGGGTGAAAATTGCAACCTCACCACTATCGGAGGAGTTAAGAGCCTTGTTACCCATGGAGGTATCGACCTAGTTAGTATTGGGTCTAGACTTGAACATGCATTGGTTACTGCAGAATTAAAGATTGCCGAACTTACTGAGAGATTGACTAAACTTGAAGCAGGTGGTGTAGGGAAACCGGGGAAAGACGGTGCCGACGGTACACAGGGGGTTGATGGGAGAGATGGATTACAGGGTCCTCCGGGAGAAAAGGGGGTTCCTGGTCCTAGGGGTCCTAGGGGTAAGGTAGAGAAATTACAGGACGTCGGTGACATTGACTTGAACGGATTAGGTGACGGTGCTATTCTTGAGTGGAGTGCTTCCGCTAGTAAGTGGGTTGTATCTCTTCCTGAATAAATTTAAGCAAAAATACAGACACCCTAGTATTTAAGCAATTAAATGAGTACAAAAAAATAAAATATTTACAAAAATCTAAAATTTAGATATTTATAAACATTTAAGCAAAAATCCAGACACCCTAGTATTTAAGCAATTAAATGAGTACAAAAAAATAAAATATTTACAAAAATCTAAAATTTAGATATTTATAAACATTTAAGCAAAAA